TGCAGTTTATGAATTATTTGCTGCATTCAGCAAGAAGAAAACATTTGATACGTTTGGTGATTACGATAAAGAGCAACTGGAAATTATTCAAGAAATGTTCGATGAATATAATAAAGCCGTTTGGAGTAAAGATAAAATTGACTATCAAGACCAAATATTATTAGTTAATGAATTATTCGAAAACCATCCACAGCTTATTGAGAAATATGGATTTACACACATTATGACTGATGAGTTTCAAGATACTAATAAAATGCAAGTATACTTGCTTAATCAATTATCAACATACACAGAGTTTGTATCAATGATGAATGTAGGTGACGCATCTCAAAGTATATACAGTTTTGCTGGATCCTCACAAGAATATATGTTAAACTTCGAAGCATATTTTGGAGAGTTCACAGATTTATCAATGACAACTAATTTCAGATCAACAACGCAAATTTGCGATTTTGCCAATAAATTGGATAGATTAAATACTATCAGAATAGATAAAACAATGACATCATTCAAAGGAAATGGAGAAGAAGTAGAATTACTCTCATACGATACCCTAGAAGACGAATATAGGGACGTAGCGAACCTTATTAAGTTTTCTGATACTAACTATCAAGACACTGCTATACTGGCAAGAACGAAGGCTGAGCTGCTTAAAATGCAACGTGTGTTAAGTGATAATAATATACCTAGTATAATTGATGTCACTGAAAGAAATATAGACAATCATACTGTTAGGCTTGCTATTAATTTAGCTCAGTATTTAAACAACCCAAAAGAGAATCAATATTTGTTAGATCACATTTCATATTTAAATCCAGAAGTGTCCAGTGATGATGAGTTAAATAATCTTATGGATAGTGTTGGTAAAACATTAACAGATGTAATTAACAATATTATCACTGAAGAAGAAAGACTAGAAGAAGGTTTGGATGCTAATGAGTCTATTGAATTAACTAGATTAGAATTATATTTAGATTTAGTTAGACCATTAAGAGACTCTGATGAAGTATGTGACAAGTTTATTGAAGGTGTATTAAATAGTAGAACATTCATATCAATATCTGATTTATCTTCTTATTTAAAGAAACATGTAGATTATAATGATGCTGGACAAGTTGAGAAAGATGAAAGAAAATGGAAAGCTGTTAAACTTACAACTCTTCATTCTAGTAAGGGACAAGAATTTAATACTACTTTCGTTCTCCTTGACAAAATGAAATATGATCACAAAATGTCACTAAAGGATTTGGAGGAAGAGAGGAGATTACTCTTTGTTGGCTGTACTAGGTCAAAGGATAAGTTGTACATCATGTATAACAAGAATATGGATAAGAAACGTGGAGCTGGCAAGTATTGCTTGTTTGCTGATGAAGTTGCTATGATATTACAAGATTAACCAAACTAAATAAAATAAATCTAATAAAAGCATTGACATTAAGTTGTTGATGCTTTATTATATTACATATAGGGAACAGGAAAACAATATTGAGGAGGAAATTAATAATGGGAATGTATACAGGAATCAGATTTAAGGGAACAGTAAAAGAAGAGTTTAGAAAAGGGTTTGGTATTATTGCTATTGAAGGAGATTGGGAATTACATTTAGATGATAACTTAAAAGCATTTGGAGATAATGTAGGTAGAAGTGGTTTTATCCCATGTGGATGCTTATCATATATGCCTGATAAATGGGAGAAGGATTATATTAATCCAGAAGGCAATAAGGAGCCTGAATTTAGCTCAGATAAAGACAAACCAATTGAAGAAGTTAAATATTACAAACAAGTTGACACAGATGGATTTAAAAGAACATATAATGAAGAAACTGGTTATTGGACTTTCCAATGTTCATTAAAGAATTATGAATCTGAGATTGAAATATTCTTTAAATTATTACCTTATTTTATTGAGTCGATTGATCACTTAGAATATTTCTATGAAGAAGATACATGGTCACAAAAGTATGAATTAGTGAATGGAAAGGTTGTTGAGACAAGTGATAAATTTGTACTGTATGGATATGAAGATGAAAATAGTAAGTGGGGTTATTAAAATGAATTCAAATACAACATTAGAAGAATTAGATTTATCGGTAAGAGCATATAATTGCTTAAAGAGACACAGAATTAATACACTTGGACAATTAGAGAAATTAACTCATGAAGATTTATTGAAAGTTAGAAATATGAATATGAAATGTGTTTTTGAAGTTGAGAAGAAATTAGGTAGAGTTGATGAAATAGTTGAACATTCTCCATTAGAATTTAAACCTAATGAAATAGTATTCGATAGAAAAAGAGGCTGGTACGGTATTTACTTAAGTAAAGTAGATTCAGAATGCTCAGAGGTTCAATTTGAAGATGGATTAACTATCGTCCGAACTAAATGGCTAACACATGTTAATCAAGTTGCAGTGTTAAAAATTATTAGAGAATATAATGAATTACAGCAAAGAGGTGTGATTGACTTAGGAAATGAATTTGAATATTAAGGAGAAATAAGATGAAATACGAAATTACCTATAAATACACAAGCACAAGGATTTCTACAGTGGAGGCTGATAACGAGGAAGAGGCAATTAAAAAGTTTAACGATGGGCATATCTTAGAGGACTCAGAAGAAGATTGTGAAGATAGTGTTTTTCAAGATATTAAGAAAATATAAGGAGGATCACAAGTGAAAACTAAAAAGCAAATTAGAAAACAGATTAGAGAATTAAAATTAGATCAGAAAAACTTAGGATTAAAAACTGATCGTCGGCTTTGGGGAAGTAAAATGAAACAAATTACTGAGTTATCTCCCAGAGATATGGATAAATTTAGCTCTATACAACTTGAGATTGATGTGTTAAGATGGGTAATGAGGGAGGAGAAATAGATGAAAAAAGAAGACTTTAAAGAGATGTTAAAAGAATGCTTAAAGGAGTTAATAGAAGATGGCACCTTGGCATTTTATAAAGGTGACTATACTGGTGAGTCAAAAATATATTTAAATGACGAACCTATTGGAAGTATTGATGTGTTACTAAGACGAACATAAGACAATAAGGAGGCTCAAATGATTAAAAAGTTTGTCGTAAGATTCTTAGAATCAATGGTGGACAAATGTAATTCTGAGATGGAAATTTTAGAAATGGAAGGAAGATCTAACAGTATAAAATACTCTAATGAATGGTTGGATGAGATGCATAATCTTGAAACAAAGAAGAAACAATCGTTGCAACATGTTATTAGACTATTAAAATAAAGGAGGCTTAAATGGCACATGGTAACAATAGGGTTGATATAGATGGATATACTTTTCTATCACCCTCTGAAGGACGATTTTATTTAAAAGTTAAAAGAGCAAAAGAAAATGGTGTCATATTAGATTTTGAAATCGCACCAAAGTATGAGCTACAACCAAAGTTTACAGATTGGAGAGGTAAGAAAATTGATTCAATTGATCATTATCCAGATTTCTTTATTACTCGATTAGATGGAAGTCAATATATTATTGATACTAAAGGTGGATCATTTCATGAAAAAGATGCTGTTCTAAAACGTAAAATGTGGTTATATAAGAATCAAGGTATCCCATATTATTATGCTTCAGAAATACCAAAGTTTCTTGGAAAAGTGTGGTGTGAAACAAGCACTGGAAATAACTTTGAAAAGAAGCTCAAAGATTTATATTATAAAATATTACATCCAGATATTAAAAGAGCAACAGCTACATCTCCACAAATAAGAAAATCAGAAATTGATGAATACTTTGATTGGGAATGTCTAGATGGACTGTTTAACAGGATGATTAAGAAGTACACTAAAAAAGAACGTGAGAAAATGGCTAAGGAAAAGGAGAAATAATAATGAAAGATAATTTAAGTAAAGCAATATTTTTAAAGCATGAAACTGATGAAACTGGATATCCTATAATCGGATATGAATATGTAAAACAATTCCACGATAATGCAAAACAAGCATTCCCAGACAATGTAATATTTTCATATTTTGGATTTGATATTCATGTCTTGGAAGGAACAGATTTAATTAAAGTTGAAAGTTTAGAAGAGATCAAAGATATATTAAATCAGAAATTAGAAGATATTAAAGTTAATAGTTTAAAGGTTGAAGTATCTGAATAAGTGTGGTATTATTGATTAGTAAGATATGTTGTGAACCAAACTAAGATTATAAAAGGAGATTAAAAAGATGACAGGAAAGAAAATTGATTTAGAAAATGTAGAAGCGGTTGATGTTGATTTTGAAGAGGTAGTTGAAACTGAAGGTGATACTCCGGTAGAAGTTAAGCCAGAAGAGAAACCAAAATTAACATTAGAGGAACAAGTTGTTAGTTTAGAAGGCAAAATTGAAGAAGTTAAAAGATATCAAAGTTTCTTGAGTTTAGTTAAGATGGCTGGAGTTGGTTTCAGATATGAACTTCCGAGTAAAGATGACAGATCAGTTATGACATTGAATGTTGTAGTTAAGAAAACTAAAACTGGTCATATGGATGTTGAGAAATATGAGATTGATGGTAGAAATGAAGATGGTACTGGTATTCAAGGTAAGTGGTTAGGTAAAGAGAGATTGACTGGTACAGCTTTCGACATGGGTGAGCAGCAAGCTAAAATGTATTTACAAATGTTTGAGAGTCAACTTGAGTTAGTTAAGAGTGAGATCAGTGGTGAGACTGTTGATGGGGTTAAGGTTGAAAGAGGATTGAGAGCCAAGACAGGAGTATTAGATGAGAAAATTTAAAGTTATTAAACAATTTGGAAGATGTGGCGTAGGAGATATTGTTAATGAAGATTATATTTATACTCATTTTAATAACCACCGTGGTATATCTTGGACTGGAAACATAGAAGACTTCAATAGTATTCTTTTAGGTAAGATAGAAGAAGTTTTTGAATTTGTACCTGTTAAACCACAAACATTCACAACTTTAGAAATGATTGCTGACTGGAAAGATAGTGAATTTACTAAAGAGTATCAGATATTAGATAGTAAAGATCATGATAATTGGGTTGGAGCCAATGATACTTATGGATGGCTATGTTGGAAAAGAGACTTTGATGATAGATTTCCTATGTGCGAGTCAAATTTAAATGATATTTGGATTGAAAAAGTTGAACCAAAACCTGAATACATCAAATTTTCTGATTGGGAAGATGGTGTTTGGTATTTTACAGAAGGAGCGTCAAGCTGTCATATGACGAAGGATAGTATTGTATATTATTCTGGTAAAGAATTAATTATAGAATATGGAGATGATGTTAAATTGGATAAAAGTCAAATTAGCTACAATCAATTAACTGGATTTAAATGGATTAAGTTTGAAATATAAGGAGAATAAAATATGAGTGTAGTTGTAGCAATTAAAGATGATGATAAAGTATGGATGGCTTGTGATAGTCAAGTTTCTCAGGGTTACAGTAAAATGACACTGACTAACAGTAATAACTATAAAATAGTAAGACCTAAAAATGAAAAGAATACATTGGTTGGTATCGTTGGTAATTTAAAATTACAAAACGCTATGAAAATACAAGATTCATTTATAGATGAATTGATTGTGCTTAAAGGTGAATTTAATTTTAAAGAAATGTTTACTAAGGTCATGCCAAAGATATTTGAAATAGCTAAAAAGTATGGTGTGTCTGAAAAAGCAAAAGATCAAGACAGCGTTTATCTTAACGGAGTGATAATATTTGCCCATAAAGATATGTTATTTAAATTGGACTCTGATGGGTGTGTAACAGAGGTTGACGACTATATTGCTACTGGTAGTGGTGGTAGATTATCTACTGGTTATTTAAATCAATTAGATAATACTGAGAGCAAAAGAGATAGTATAATCAAAGCTGTTAAGGCTGCTTGTCAAACAGATTTATATGTAAATTATCCAATTATTGTTACAAATACTATGGATGATGAGTTTATTGTTATTAATAAATAGGACATAATTAGGACATAATAAGACACAATAGGAGGAACGTGAATGGAAAAGGTAATTGAGAATGGAATTGTGGTTAAGAGAGATGGATCAGAAGTGCAATATGATGGAAGTAAGATTATAGATGCTATAGACAAGGCATTTTCAGCATGTAATAAAAAAGAGAGTGCTGTATCGAGAACAATAGAACAAGAAGTTAGATCTGAAGTTGGATTAAAATCAACCATTAACGAAATTCAAAATTTAGTAGAGTCTAAAATTATGCAGTATGGTCAGCATAAAGATGTGTCTAAAGCATTTATTATTTACAGATACAAACACACACAAGATAGAATTATTGAAGACAAAAGATTATTCATCGAAGACTACAAAGAAGCTAAGAATGCATCTAGTGGCAGTAAGTATGACTCAAATGCAAATGTTGAGAATAAAAATATCGCTACTCTAAGTGGTGAATTAAATAAGAAGGAAAACATTTTATTAAATAGAAAGCTTCTTACAAACAAAATTACTCAACTTTATGGAAAAGATTTAGCTGATGAATATATCAGACAATTAAATGATCATGAGATTTATAAACATGATGAAACATCTATTAAACCATATTGTGTAAGTATTAGTATGTATCCATTTTTAAGAAACGGTTTAAAGGATTTGGGTGGATTATCAGAAGCACCAACACATCTACAATCATTCAATGGATCATTTATCAATCTAGTGTTTGCTGTAGCCTCTCAATTTGCTGGAGCTGTAGCAACACCGGAATACTTAATGTATATGGACTACTTTATCAGAAACGACTATGGAAATGAGTATTACTTAGATTCAAACAGAGTAGTTGATATGTCATCAAGACAAAGAACAATTGAAAAAGTAATAGAAGATTCATTCCAGCAAGTAGTATATAGTATGAATCAACCAGCAGCGGCTAGAGACTACCAATCTGTATTTTGGAACATAGGCTACTTTGATAGTCACTATTTTAAAAGCATGTTTGAGACATTTAGATTTCCTGATGGATCAGAACCACAGTGGGAATCATTAAACTGGCTACAAAAGAAATTTATGAAGTGGTTTAACAAGGAGAGAACTAAAACTCCATTGACATTCCCTGTGGAGACAATGGCATTACTGACTGAGGATAACGATGTTAGAGACAAAGAGTACGCAGAATTTACGTCTGAGATGTTCTCTGAAGGACATTCCTTCTTTGTATATATGTCAGATAGTGCAGATAGCTTGAGTTCTTGCTGTAGACTTAGAAATGAGATTGCATCAAATGATTTCTCATTCTCGTTGGGTGCCGGAGGAGTAGCAACTGGATCTAAATCTGTTATGACTATGAATGTAAATAGATTAGTTCAAAATGCTGTGAATAAAGGTGTTGGTATATCAGATGCAATAAGAGAGCAAACATTAAAGATTCATAAGTATCAAACAGCCTATAATGAAATTATGAAAGAAAACATTGAAGCAAAATTGTTACCTGTTTATAATGCAGGATATATATTCTTAGAAAAACAATACTTAACAATTGGTGTAAATGGAGTTGTTGAGAGTGCTGAGTTTATGGGTATTGACATTAGTGTTAATGATGAGTATCAGGAATATATTAATACTATTCTTAAGCCCATTTATGAAGAGAACTTAAATGCAAAGTTAAACAGTGATGAATTAATGTTTAATACAGAATTTGTTCCAGCTGAAAACTTAGGTGTAAAACATGCCAATTGGGATAGACAAGATGGATATTTTGTACCAAGAGATGTTTACAATTCATATTTCTATGTAGTTGAAGATGAAAAAATAAATCTAATCGATAAGATTAAATTACATGGTAAAGACTCTGTTCAATTTTTAGATGGAGGATCAGCTTTACATGCAAACTTAGATGAACATTTAACGAAAGACCAATACAGAATATTATTGAAAGTTGCTGCTCAACAAGGTTGTAATTATTTTACTTTTAATATACCAAATACAATCTGTAATGAATGTAATCACATCAGTAAAAATAAACTTACAAAATGTGAAAAATGTGGTTCAGAAAATTTAGATTACTTAACTAGAGTTATTGGTTATTTAAAAAGAGTATCTAGTTTTAGTGTGCCAAGACAAAAAGAAGAAGGTGAAAGATATTATGGTAACTTACGATAAGTATGATATAGTATTTCAAGAGATTCCTAATGAGGTTTCTCTTGCCTTTACTTTAAAAGGATGTCCGAATAAGTGTGCTGGTTGTCATAGCACTCATCTCAGAGATAATAATGGACATAAATTGACAATTGATTCTCTTAGAATAATATTAGAGAAATATAAAGATTCGATAACTACTGTCTTGTTTCTTGGAGGAGACGCTAATCACAATGAGTTAATACCATTATTCAAGGAGATCAGAAAACATGGCTTAAAGTCTGCATTCTATAGTGGGTTTGATTATTTTAATATCAGTCTACTTAATTATTTAGACTATTATAAGGCAGGAAGATATATTAGGGATCTTGGAGGACTAAATAGTAAGACAACAAATCAAAGGATATCAGAAATTCGTGATGGTAAAATTATAGATATAACTAGAAAGTTTTGGAAATAAATTAGAAAACTAAAAGGAGAGTAAAACGATATGAGTAATAAAAATAAAATAACATCAATCACAGATTTAAAGGTGGGAGATACTGTTAGACTTAGGGATGATTTAGAAATTGATGGAGATTATGAAGCTGGCATGATTCAAGAAATATTCACAAGAAAAGGAAAAGATGTGAAAATATGGGGATTCAGCTGTACTAATTTACCTTATTTTATATGTAATAGTGAATATCCCTCTGAAGGTAGTTATATATTCTTATCAGATGACATTATTGATTGGGATAAAACCAATGGTGTCGAAGAAGAACCAATCACAACAAGAGGATTTGAGTTTATATCACAGCAGCAATGGAATAAATCGCTCCCACAAGACGTTGACTTAGAACAATGGGCTTTACTATACATTGACCTAAAACTACCGAAGAGAGGCACTAAACGGTCAGCAGGATATGATGTATTTTCACCATTTACTTTTACATTGGAACCAAATGAAGATATTAAAATTCCAACAGGCACAAAAGCATATATGTTAGAAGATGAGCAACTTGTAGGTCATATTAGATCAAGTCTAGGATTTAAGAAATATATTAGATTGGCAAATCAAACATTCATTGGTGACGCAGATTATTATAATAATCCAGACAATGAAGGTCATTGGTTTATCAAGATTAGAAATGAAGGTGATAAGCCTATTACAATTGAAAAAGGAATGGCTTTTGCCCAATTAATATTCCAAAAGTTTTTATTAGTTGACGGTGATAATTTTACCGAAGGTGAAGATAGAGTTGGTGGAATTGGAAGTACTGATTAAAAGGAGAGTGATCACAAATGGATAATAACAACATTACTCAAGGCCAATCCAATGTAACATATCTTCAATCTCTCCGTCCTAAATGTACATCATGTAATCAACCAATGGTATTCGAGGTAGAATCAGGAATCTTCGTATGTTTGGAACCGGATTGTGAAGATGATTAAATGGTAAACTAGATAAATATTAATTAAATTGAATAAAGTGCTTGACATAAATTGCCTTCCGTGATATTATTATGATATTGGAAGGCAATTTATATTTAAACTAAACGATTAAAAGGAGAAAACAAATGAAAGAAATTAGAATTATGGATTGGACAGACTTCAGTGGATCAACACAGGATTATATTACCCACTGTATGCCAATTATTAAAGAAGGTAGACACCCTATGGTGATTGTTATTGAGGATAAGATAACTAGAATATCTCATGCAGACGAAGCAATGGGAGCAGTAATATTAGACGTTCAAGTTGTCTCAATTAAGACAGGAGAATTATATCTTACCTGTAGTAGATTCCTAAAACCATATAAGTTTAATGTAGAAAAAGACTTGTTAGATGTGATGTGTAATTTACACCATAGTGTTAATTTTATATTGAAAGCATTACAATTGAAAGTTGTTAGTGGTATAGAAGAACCTAAACATGATGATAGATTTGCTTCTTTAGCTTATTATATGAATGTTGGATTCTCAGACAAAGAATCTCAGATTTTAGCTGATAGAGTGGATAAATTAATGGCGCAACATATACATGAACAATTCATTAAAAATTTACTTAATCCGGTTTATGTTATTAATACTAATCCAATATTTCAATTTGAAAGTGATTATGTATTACCGAAAATGAGAATGCCTCATATGTATATAGGCTGTATTTTACCACAACTATCAAGAAAATCAATCAATGGTGTTAAATTAGGATATAGATGGATGACTAATTTTGAAGAATCAGAGAGACATATTTACGAAGATACTATTAAAGCTACAGGATATAAAGACTCAATGTATATTTCTGCAAAGTGTCTTAAATTATGTGATCCAAATTATGGAGGCTCATTAGTAGTTAAATCTGATATTGGTGATTTATCATCATTCTGGAAGACGTTTAATATTTTATCAAGTGGATATAATTGGATTATTGATTCTGCATCAGAGGAAGAAATTAAAGTAATAAACGTATTAATCACTAAAGACAATACAAACTTTATAGTAGATGACTTCGGTAATATATTCTCTAAAGTTAAAATGAGAGATGAAGTTACAAATTTACTAAGTGAAGCGATTGATGAGATTGCTAGATATAATAAAATTGCTGTGGATATTATTGGAGGAGATAAATAAAATGAAAATTAAATTATTAGCATGTACACCAGACGCAGAAAGAATTGTAGCATCGGCAGCAAAGGTATGTTATGCAAATGGAACCGTAGATGACGTTATGAATACAACAGATATTCAAGTTGAAAAATTCCTAGAAAAGTTAATATCTATCGGACATGAATCACCAATTGAACATGTATCATTTACATTTGCAGTAGAAGGTATTTCAAGAGTATTATCACATCAACTGGTAAGACATCGTATTGCAAGTTATTCACAACAATCTCAAAGATATGTTAAATTAGATCAATTTAAATATGTTATTCCACCGAGTTTTCATAAACAGACATCCTCTTTCCACATATTTGAAAAACACATGAAAGACTCTCAGATTGCATATGATAGAATTGTTGATGACATGGTACATAGACAAATAGAAGATTTCTTAGGATGTGCTGTATCTTCTGTAGAGGACTCTAAACATTTAATACCCACCAAGGTATTTAGTGGGTTCGAAAAGAGAGCAATTGAAGATGCAAGATTTGTCTTCCCTAATGCATGTGCTACAACTATGATATTCACTATGAATGCCAGAACACTAATGAATTTCTTCCATCATAGATGCTGTGATCGTGCTCAGTGGGAGATAAGAGGTATGGCTAATGAAATGCTAAGGTTAGTACAGAAAGCTTGTCCTACACTGTTTAAATGGGCTGGAGCATCATGTGTGAAAGGTGTTTGTCCAGAAGGAAAGATGAGTTGTGGAAATTTAAAGACTATTGAATAAAGGAGGCTGAATAACCCAATGAATATATTAGAAACAATGAGTAGACTAATGGATGACTCTAAAATACTTGGACTTTATCCTAGTAAATCAAATAAACAGGAATCAATCGACAATGCTAGAACTACTTTAAAAAGTGAATTAACCAAAGACAACAAACGTAGAAATAAACAAGGTAGAAATGAAAAGTGTAGTTGTGGTAGTGGGTTGAAATACAAGAAATGTTGTGGGAGAATAATTAATGACAATTAAATAATATAAAACTATATAAAGGAGAAATAATATGCCAGAAGAAGTTTTACTAGATGAGCAATTATTATCAGCAATAGAAATATTAGAAGAAAAGGTAAGAGTTAAAGAAAATGAAATTAAGGAATTAAATGTTAGGATTGATAGGTTGTATGATGGTAATACTGATGAATTAGTCGATTGTAATGTAGAAAACTTTAATTGTAAGTATTTGGAAGAGTAGGATTGATTGATTGATTGATTGATTGATTGATTGATTGATTGAAATAAGATAATTAAATACAAAAAGAAAAAATAGGCATGAGATTATAAACCACCATTTACGGTGATATCTCATGCCTATGTCTATGTTCGGTTATACTAAAATGTTATTTTAAATTACACCAAAGAAATCTCGTGCTCAATACCATCACCACTTTGAAAATATAACTTATTATCCGCTTTAGTGTAAACTCTACCAAAGTTAGGAATTGCTGTAGGTGTTGTAGTCTCCTCTAAAATTATATTATTAACAGTAGGTTCATCAGTAAATTCCAAAGCTGTTTCACCAGTATTAACTTGAGCTATTTTAAAAGCTTCACCTACATAATCAGCAGGAGTATCACTTAACCCTAAAAATGTTGTAATCCCACTTCCACCAACTCCTGAGCCAGCAGTATTATTAGGGACAAAACCTCTGAGATCTTTATAACCCACAACTGTTCCGTTGTATTCAAATTGACCACCGTTCAATTTGAATACAAATAATCCTATTAAGAATCCAACACCCTGAAAATCACTAGGTATTGTATATACATTTTTACTATCTTTATCATTTAATGCATCTTTCTCTTTACCATAATTACCTCTAGGTAGGTTACACATAATATGAGACATTTCACCTGACTTATTCGCTATTCCCCATACTACTAATCCAAACCACTTTCCGTTTAAGGAATCACCTAATGCATCAACTGTTATATCATTTAAATTAGTTGTTGATCTAAAAGGTGTGACAGGATCATTTACAACATGTATATCAGCACCTGTACTCATACTAAGTGCTGGGAAAGTTTGTTTATGCATTTGATATACTTGACCTGATGTTACATCTACATATACATTATTTGGAGTGCCAAGTATAGTTCCTTCGGTTCCATTAGCCCAACTTGAATCCATCTGTCTTATTCTATCAGTGATATGAGATAAATGTCCTTGGAATGTAGTTGTATTCTCTATCGCATCATTCCAATTCTGGTTTCTTAGTGCATCATCTGTTTGAGTGGTAGATGCACTTTGTAAGACTATAGTTGCAACTTTAGCATGTTCGTCTGTAGGGAACGATGCTGTGCTAACCGTTAATACTTTTGTATCTTTTGGTATATACACATAATTAGTTTGTGGTATAGCGTCAGTACCAGCAGTTAACGTGATAGTTACATCTGGAGTTGCTGTAAATATGGTCAATCCATCACTAAACATTAATGTTAAGTCAGGATGTCCATTTGAAGGTGATAATGCTCCTGTAATAATAGTTCCATTACTTGTAATTCTAAAGTCAAAAGTTTCTCTAATTGTTCCATTCCAAAAGTTTATTGTAGTATCTTCTGGTATACCATGTCGATCAACAATTATTTCGCCTTCTAATGCATCTACTTTTGTAACCAATCCTATTAATATTTCATAGTTTGGAAACTCTGGTCTAGTATTTGTTAATCCACCTAATACATCTGCTGATAAATATACTGGCCCTTCAGATAATAATGAAGTATCAAAATCTCTTACCTTTCCAAATACATTTACAAATCCTTCTGCACCATTTAAAATTTCTGATGTTGCTACGCCATAAGCGGTACTTATTGTTTCATGACTATCTGCCTTAGCTTTTGCTACATTCGGGAATCCAGTTGTGCTTGTTCCTATTGGATATACTACCTCTCCAGAGCTTATTCCTATTCCTGAATTATTATGAACTTTGATCAAGTCTTCCTGTCCTATTTGTATGGCAGTAGTTCCTATTCCTGTTCCAATTTCAGCTGTTGAATCCTCTTCGTTCCAATGAAATCTACCTTTCTGATGTGGTACAGAGGTTCCTAGAGTTGTATCTAAATCTATGAAGTCTGTTTCTATTTCTTTATTTACGAATGTTTGAATTACATCTAATGTTATATTTTTACTTAAATTACCATTCTCAGTGTCAGTCATAACTACTTTATCCGTGCCTGTAGTTGATGTTTTGGTTGGCAAATTATTAATTTTTATATCTGACATTGCTTCACCTCCTAGTGATTAGCTGCTAGATTATCTCCGTCTTCAGTTAATGTTGCATCTCCACCCTCAGTCAATAAATGAGTAAGGGTATTAAAAAAATCCTCAGCTTTTACTAAACAATCTCCTGTCAATGAGGTTGAGAAGAATCCTATTTGTTTTGTTATTTTATTTATGAACATTTGGTCATTTGTAGTTTCTGTTACTGTTGCTATTTCAATTACTTTAGCTACTCCAGCAGCGTCATATAAAATGAACGTTGTATCTGCTATAAATACTTCTGCGTAGAATTGATCAATTTTGAAATAGTTTGGTGATGCGAAATCACCTATGATTGGTGTTCCTGATATATCTGTTATTACGTAATTGTAAGTTGCTCTTTTAGTGTACGTTGGTACAGCCTTTCCACTTGGCGATTCATAGTTATATGCTACAACAAATGGATCTGTAGACACTTCTATTCCATCGTTTATCATATTTATTTGTGTATATCGTGTGTCTATTAACGTGTCTACTGTTGTAATACATCCTTCTAAATAAGCAATAGACCCAGCGTCTTTTTCCCAATCTTCTTGTCCGCCTAACAATGGTTTGTAAGATAAACAAAATACATTCCAAGCCACTGTACCAGCAGTTACATCAGTAACTCCGGGGCCAAAATTATTAAATAAATTATCTGCAAATCGAACCACTTGGACACCACCATGGCAAGTTGAACCTTGGTCACTGGCACTATCTCCATTGTTTCTTGCTACACAGTTGAACTCAATTATGTTTTGATTGTCATGACTAAAACCATCACCTTGACCACTTGAAGCTATGCAATTTTGGAAAAATGAATCGAATCCAACAACATTGGTGCTATAGCAACCAGCAGCACCAGCGTATTTAGCTGTACAATTCTTCATATAAGTGTTTGTAATGCTATTTAAACCACCTAAGTATCCACCTTCTATGTTTACATTTTCAATATAGTTTCCAGCACCAGTTGTAAGTCTCAAAACATGTGTTCTTTTATAAGTTACTATATCACTATCTGGCACCCTTGAGTCAGGTGTATGAACATACATTTTACTTACACCATCCCAGAACCAACTACCTTGAGTACTATCCACCAAAGCAATTGAACCCACTTCTAAAAGTGTTGTATAATCTTGGTCTTGGTAAACTAATATACTCATATCGGTTACATTACTACATCTATCCATAGTAGATTCATAAACATTAGTAAATCCACCTGTCTTAGACCATGTTGCTGGTATTGCATTTGTTATTTTTACATTATCTCCGGTACCTATCATAGAAGTTCCAACACGCATGGTTGCACCCTGAAAAGCATCATCGTTGTTATAAGTACCGTTAGCAATATGCATCTCTACTAAGTCTACTTTTGTTCTTGCTTCTTTGATAGTTTTAAAAGCTGTTAAAGCTGTTAGTCCATCATTTGTATCCAGCCCTGTGACGATATCAACATAATATTTTTTACCTACAAACTTATAATCAGATACATCGAAATCACTCGCATAACTACCGTCCGGCATTAAATAAATATCAATTGGTGGAACCCAATTGTCGGTTAAATCAGTTGGCGGGACTACAATAATTCCTCCAGTTATGTCGCTATAATCTTTTTCTTGTAGGGTATCATCTAATATTCTAAAGTCTGCTTCAACATAATATGCGACAGAATTTACACCTTCGTTTGGTATAATTGCATCCTTTTCTATAGGATCAGTTGCTAGAGCATCCCAAAAATTATTAACGCCATTAGCAACGCTATAACCTTGTTGATTTGCAAGAGATTCTATATTATTTACTTCTACCCATGTAGGAGTTGCACTCAACTTAGATATTCTTCCATTTACATGGTCAGCAATTGTATCTCCAGCACCCTCTTCAAATTTGAAGTAGTCACCTATTGATGTGATTTTTATATCTGCTACTTTTTTAGTATTTGGAAATGTAAAGAAACCACTTCCGTCAGTTGTTCCAGCAACATCTAATAATGTATCAGCATCCAAATATGTTAATGGCTCATTTAATAAACCAATATCCGCGGTTAATATGCCATCACCAAGTATATATTTTGCTTTTATTGATACTCTAGTTTCATCTCCAACTTGATCTTCCATGAAGCCATCAACTACCGTGTCGGCATATGAGATGAGTCCACAGTCACGTACTAGTAAATCAAAAGCACTAAGACCTTTCTTAACATAATCAATACCAAATCTCATTGCTGCTCTGACTATTCCTATAAAGGTATTCTTACCATTCTTTGAATAAATCATAGTAATCCTCCTTAATATTTTGAGCCATTAATATATAGTTTAGCTCCTAAATCGTTACTTAGCTTAATTCCTCTAACCTGAACACCCGCAATAATTAATGTTTCTCCAGCTTTGCAACAGATTACAGGTTCATCTGTATAGTCCTCTGTTGTTGGGTTATCAACGGAACTTCTAACAATAACAAAATAAATGTCTGTTGCGTCTGCCTCAATAGTTGTGCTATTAGCATTTAGATTCTTATCATCCTTTGTCAAGAACATGATCAATTCTTGGTCTACTAACGTTTCATAAAATCTGTCCAATACTGGTGCTCCATCGTATTTTAGTGTTGAAAAAAGTGCTCTCGCGTACAATTCTCCATAACTCATGTAAATACCTCCATCTCCGCCTACACGGTATTTTATTTATATAAATAACACAATTGTTATTATATCTAATTTAATAATTTAATATTTAACTATATCCACAAACTTAAAAATACACCCACAGTTGTTAACCACGAATGCATTTCCTCAAGTTTGTTATTGCTTATTTAATTTTAATATTTATTAGTTTTAATCGCTTCTAATCGCTTCTAATACCATACTAATGTATTCTAATACTATCGACCATAATCGACCGCAATCGATTGGACGATACTTGATACTACTAAGCAAATAAGTATATTACTTGAATAGCACCACGCATAATTTTCTGATCACTTTCAGACAATTCAATATCCATTTCTGTTAAAATCTCAATTGCTCTTGTCATTACATCTTCCTCAGAAACCATTTTACTTCCTTCAAGTATGATACATGACTGAATATATTCAAGGCTATCGTGAACTACTCCATTAATCAAACTAATAGTCTTATAATCTAAATCAGTATTATTCTTTAATAGACTAGCTGTGAAATTTAATATAACTTGTAAGTCATCAATTTTATCAGCTGTATTTTTTGGATTGTCAATAATACCTTTATTTTTTAATACTAAAATTGTAACTGATATGATAAACAATACGGCCACTGTGATTAAGCCTACGGTGCTTGTATCTAATCCTAAGTTTTCTAACATAATAATCTCCTTTTATTGTATAGTTCATTATTTGGCGTTATCGGTTCGTTGTTAATTCCTTATTTGTTATCCATTTTTAGTATTCATATCATCAGCTACTTCTTCTAATATGCTATTATTTGAATCAGATAAATCTATTTCAATTCCCATTGATTTAGTTATATTTTTTAATCCCTTGTCTACAATAGTATTGACAAGTTTTGTTTTTTCAATTGTTGCTTTACCTGAATATAAGAATAATTCAAACATCCATCCCTTTGCAACCCAACTAAATATAAACTCAAGTTGTTGTATTTCATATCCTTTTATGAATAAGTATCCCATTGCAAGAATACACGATACAAAGATAATATTAACTATCCAAAGGAGTTTTTTACTAGTGGCATATTTCAATATTTTTTTAAATAATTTCTTCATTTTATTCTCCTTTAAAACTTAACCAATTGATAAAGTCTTCTCGTTGTTGTATAATACCAAACACCATCAACCTTCAATAATGTTGAATTTCCTGCATCCCAGCTATTAATAAACCCGAGAACCATAGCCTTACCCATTCTGGTAGCTGTTTTATTACTCATATATGGGTGTACAGCAAAATACAATTCACCGTTAAGTTTAAAGTTATAAGGTCTTTTAGTTGCTCTAATTACATCTGCATATTTACCAGTGAATCCTGATGTAGCATATGCACTTGTTGATGGATATAATTCAAGTCCAGCATCAGCGAAAACTACACCATTGCCTAATTCCTTTGCGTTTAATACAGTTTTAACATCAAAGTGTTTACCACCTTTTGAAAATAGCGTAAAAGTAGGTTTATAATGCACCTGTCCGTCAAGTAATAATTTACCTTTTGTCATTGTAATTCCATACTTATACATTTTTCTTGCTGTAGGAGAATACCATTGATAACTTGAAGTAATTAAATTTGATTCAATATACCTATTACCAGCCTTATCTCCAATTGTAATATCTAATCTACTTGGATTAACCTTAACAACTATTGATGTATATTTACTATTTTTAGGAATCTTCCAAGACTCTGTTCCATATTTACCATTGTGATATTTATGAAAATCTAATATAAGCTTTTTATTAATTTTAAATATATCATCTTCATTTAGAGTATTTCCATGTGAAGATAGTCCAATTTCAGCTTTCAAATCTTTAATTCCTAATATAGTACCATTGCCTTTTTTCTTATCACATGAGAATGCTCTATAATATCCAAGTGATTGTAATGCTCTCTGTAAGTATAATATTTGACTAGATTTGAATGAACTGGTTTTATTATAGTTGATTACACCCTTATAAACTAATTGTGGAATAGCTTTGTTATATAGTAGTACCTCAGACTTCACCACAGCCTCACCACTGTCATCAAATGGTTCACTGGTAATAACTGTTGGCTCATCAATAACTACTGTCTGAGAGGCTATTAGAGCTGTATTAATAGCTGTAGCAATATTCTCTGTAATTTTATTATTATACCAAATATTTAATGGTTTACAGAAATTATATAATGCTGTTGAAAGACCATTACCATAAGATTTATCTAATCCATTTACATCAAATCCTAATTGAGTTAATGCTTTCTGAACTTCTAATACATCATCAGAAACTTCACCTTTTAATATATCTCTTCCAACATACATATATAAAACTTTAATAGTATAAGGCTCATATGGGTCAATAAAATCTTTAATATCATCAATTGTTTTCTTTTCTAAGTCAGTAAATTTCTCACCTGACATTTTAATTTTAATGTTGATTCTTTCTCCTGTCATATTTTCTCCTTTTTTAGATCCTTTTTTAATCTCATATAAACTTTTAACATCTTGTAAAAATACATTCCACCTACTATAATCCACTTTATTATATTCTGGACAATAATATTTAGGACAATCTTTACCTGATATAATCCCATGATTTGTTACTTTATCTAATCCTAAATTATATTCAATTAATAAGTCAACTGTTCTTTCTACCATTATAAAATACACGATATCAGAATAGTTTCCTTTCATGTTTATTGTTGGAACTTCAATTGAATATACAACAGAATTAGGGTAAGTGTCACCCATCATATTATATTTTTCTTTTGTGTATGTTTTGGAGCCTACACTATATGCCATTTCATTGTCTGGTATAACTTTCCAAACATCACCATTAGTATCAATTATTTCATGAGCTGATCCATAGCTTTTCTTACCATATTTTCTTGATTCAAAGAAGTCTCTTACAGCGGATGCTCTTGCATTAATAACAGCCTCCCAATGAACACATATAAATTTAACCTCAGCTTTCTTCTGTGGCCTACTCCATTTATTAGGAGTTAAATATTTTTCTATTACTTTGTACATATTACCTCCTTTTACAATCCAATCTATTCAAAGCCATTGTAACATATTCAATTAACAATGTAAAGAACATGTTGGCTATATTTTTCAATTTAATAAGAAAAGGGAATTTCACCCTAATCTATTTTTCTTTTTTCTTAATACTACTCCAGCAATATATCCTAATGGAATAGCTAACCACCATATAATGAATGAGCTTATTAAGGCTAATCCGATTATTAGGATTGTTGATACAATAAAACATTGCCACATTTCTGGCATGTGTACACCCTTTCTACCTACTCTGGCCAATATAAAAAATAACATTGCTAAAATAGATTCAGGGACTACACCGAGCATAAATGCTATACTCATAATGAATGTTGTCTCGTAAACTTGGAACATTGACATATCAATAAACATTGCCAGATATTTAGTATCCTCTGGCATATTATGTTTATCACATATTTTCTTTGCTAATTTGTAGTAAATTGTGTTCTTTCTGCTTTTACTCATAATCTGATAAATCTGTTTCTCCGACTATCCAAAAACATCCAGTTTTACTTGTTAGTCCTAATAGTCTCTTAATAAGTTCCATTAATTTTTTCATACTTTCCTCCAAGTCTCATATAGGTTATATAACAAATCATATATTGAAATAGTCTAACAGGAGTATAAAATATTATAGTGGAATATATACTTTCTTTTACTGGCGATATATCACTGCCAAGAATATATAGAATCGGCACATATATTATAAACTCCATGACTCCAACAATCACTATGGCTATAGCTGTATTTAAAAATACTTTTAGTGCTTTTTCTTTGTTTACTTTGCTTAGGAAAGATATTGTTAATCCGGCCAATGCTAGATAGACTAATCTATTTAATATGCTATCACTACCAAATGGTAATAATATTAGCCCTAACACAGAACATATTAATATTGATATGATTGTGTATTTAGTCTTAATATTTATCTTTGAAAACATTAATGTCATCAATACTACAAATGTTGCTTCAAAGATTTGTATACCGATAAAGTCTGTTAACCAGATGTAATTCATAAAATCAGCTCCTTTAACATAATTAATATATCAAAGAAAGTTTTGCCACCTGATGTAAAAAACGAGAATATACTAACCAACAGTATAATTGACATTGTTACTATAAATCTACTTATCCATTTGTTTAATTTACTTTTGTTGTAGAACAACCTAAATTGATCTCTCAGGTTATTATTCTTAATCTCAGCTTTCATACCTTGTATTTCATTTAATATCAAACCTACTGATCTTTTCAAATCATCTTGTTCTCTACTTGATATAAATTGATTAGCTAAGACTTGAGCATTGTTTTCTAAATATTCTTCTAGCTTACTACTTATTTCATCGATAGAATTTGAAAGCTTACCAATAACATCTCTATCTTCTTGACGATTATTTTTCATCTCTTTGAGTTCAAATCGAATTTCAGTTATTTCAAGTTGCATTTTATGAAAAGTATCAACAGTTATCATACTTCCTTTTACATGGTCTACTTCCTGTCTTAATAATTTTATTTCATTTTCAAGATTATTGATTTTGCTCTTGTTAGCCTCACCAATACATTTTTCAGTCATTTGTCATCACACCACCTCACTATATCTTCTCTATATCATAATTCAACTGAAGAGAGAAGTTTGGTGTTGTCACGCCTTCCCCATTTACAACTTTGATATATACATCGTCATCTTTGTCTATTAAACCGTCAATTATAACTAAATCTTTTGTTTCATTTTTAGTTGGGAATAATTCTAAGTCAGTAAAAGTTGTATCAGATATAATATCAGAGCCTTCGATTAATTGTAAATTTGAAGTATTGACATCATCTATTCCAATACTATCTCCATTGCTGATTATTTTAATTCCTGTGATTGTACATGTGTAACCATCTGGTGCCGTGAATAATATTCTGTGTATTGCTATATCTGGTGGATTAGAGAATGATGGAATATCAAATACTATCATTTGATTTGTGCTGTCTTTTAATATTGCAATTAATGACACATATTCCTCTTTCATATCTGAAAATTCTGATGTGCGTGTTGACTCATTAGATTGTCTAGTTGACTCATTAATTGTTCTAACGCCCTCATTTACAGTTCTCTGAGTTTCTTTTTCCTGTCTAGTATCTTCACTAGCAATTCTAATATTCTCACTAGATACTCTTTCTGATTCTTGAAATACTCTATCAATTTCTGATGCTTCACGCTCATCTTCTTCAAAAGATATATTAGATAATTTAGAAATCAAATCACTAACTACTGAAACTTTGTCTTCATTAGATAAAGTACATCCATTCATCATATCTGCCAATACAACAAATCTAAATATATTACTTGTGACAATTTGACCACTGGCAGTATATAATTTTATTAAACCTGTGACTGAACCACTTTTACTTAATGATTCATTACATAATTCATATGTTATTGAGTCTGAATTTAATATGCATAAACATGGTTCCATATAAGTTGCATCTTGGAACTTTAGAGTAATATAAACTTCGGATAGTTCAGAGTAATTAATCTCCGAACCATCTTCTCTGGTAACTGTAAAGACTAGCTTACCAACTCCATTGTCATTTTGACTGAAATATCTTCCAGTATTAATAGATCCAGATGAGTTTATTTTTAGCTGGATTGGTATAGTTTCTATTGAAATCATAAATACCTCCTAATAAGGATTGTTTTCTGAATCGTATTGCAACCAAATTTGCTGTCTATTTAGTTTGTCTTGCTCAGTTTTCATACCGAGAAGGATAAGATTATCTAGTTCTTTTAAGTCTGTGAGTGCTATTTGTTTTTCTGCTTCATAAAGTTGGATTGCTAGTTCCTGCTCTGTTCTAATTGTAGAAATTTCACATTCTATTTTATTTCCGAACATCTTTTCACCTTGTATATAACTATATGAAACTTCGAGTTCTAAACCTGTCAAATTAGGATTCATTTCTAAAATTTCAGCACCTGTTAATATACCTTCAAATATTATCTTTTTCATATTGCCCCCTAATTATCTTTTTCATATTGAACAACTTGTTCTGCAACACCAGTGTTCTCAGCATAAATCTTTAACTCAGAGTTAAATCTCCACTTTGCACGTACCGCATTTGTTCCAATATCACTATCAAATACCACAACTCCATCACATTCAATTTTAATCGCAAAAGCAGTGCTACCTATTATAACATTAACAAATCCACTATCTACTATAGTGGTTAGGAGTGAATAACCAGCCCCAACAGCATCGTTACCATTAAATTTAGGTGTTGATTTCTTAGGATCTCCACTTCCATCATCTTCTGAATAAGATATTCCATATGGAGAAGCTGCGCATCGGTATTCAAAACCAGTTTCACACCTTATGTCGCACCCTGTCTGCGTTAAATTCACAGTACCATTAGTTACACCAGAAAATTTTTCTCCATCATCACCATCTATTTTTAATTGTACATCACCGTTAGATCCTGTCATTGTACCCAACCAATGAATCCAACAAGCACCAACAAAAGTATGCCTTAGTGTAGGTGAACCAGTACCGGGTGTTCCAACATTATATGCTTGTGCAAGAACTTTTGATAAATCATTTGCCCCACCTTTAGGACTAAGCAAGAAAAAATTGCCAGTCACCCTCCTTAAAATGGTTATAGGTGTTCCGTCAACAAAGTCATCAGCTTCCATTGGTATTACTCCACCAGCACCATCTGGTTTGGATATTGCTACTGCTCCATGACCATCTAGATTAACAGTGACAGCACCAGTATTATTAGCTGTTGGTATGAATGTGATTGGATTTAAGTCTATCGTAAAATCAAAACTTGAAGCCGTTCCACTTGTTAAGATAATAGCGTCTGCTGTACCTGTTACTACTGCACCTGTTCTTAGGATATCAATGTTGTCTAGGTTGATAGCTATATCTGAAATATTAATTAAAATATCAGATTCATTATCTTCAATTGAATCTTTCATAATCGTATAATCCGTATCAGCGTATATATAATCTTGTAGGTTGGATGGAGCTTCTGTAAATAATAAAATTGCTAATCCAGCTTCTCCATTATTATCCTGACTTGAGCCAGCAGTATTAGTTACAACTAAAGTGTCTGGATTTTCATATGAAACATTTGTAGAGGTACTTCTACCGAATTTATTTAATATTCTCTGATACTCGCCTAATTCTCCCAATAAACTGTCCGGAATGGGAAACCTATTTTCTAAAGGCATGTTTGCCTCCTTTCTGTATTTGTTGTTTCTTTAATTTAGTTTATTTTGCTTCTTTTATTGTTGCATCTGATAAACTGCCAGTCCACGAAACAATATATACCTCTTGATTCGCACTGAGAGTTTCCCATGTTTTATTTTTCATACTAATTGGTGTACTAGTTTGGTCACCATTCAGCCAAAGCGATGCAACGGAATTAGGGGCTATCGCAGGACTACCAGTAACAACTTCTGCTACCCAAGTCCTTGGTACTCTCTTCATCCTAGCATTAACTACTTTAGTGGCTATATCAGATATTAAATTTATTAATTTGTTTGCGCCACTATTACTATCATTTTTACTTTTGTTTAATATCATATTAGCCTCCTAAGTTTTGTAGTAAACTTGTTATAAGTCAATATCGAATGTGTCAACAACTGTTAGTGACATTGGACTGTTTGTGAGTGGCATCGTAATTCTATCTAATAAAATCCTTTTACCATTCGCATCCTGTCTTGAGTCTGTAGCTGTCACAACGTGATCTACATCTAAGTGAGGTAAAATCATAGATGTGATATTACCTTGAGTTAGAACATTAGTTTTTCTTTTTAGTTCGTAAATACCTCTTTGCTCACAAAGGGCAACTGAATATATAATGCTATCTTTGACTATTTCTAATATTTCTATACCTAAATTTCCAATACTTGTATCAGAAAGTAGGTCGTTATTTTGAACATTTTTTCTAACTGTAACTCCTGAAATATTATCACCAATTACAGTTATAGAATTCACAACTTCATCTAAATTATATTGAGTATTTCCAGATACATAATTTGTTTCATCTTCAGAATCAGCGTCAAAGTCCCAAATCGATCCCTTCGAGGAGTCCTTAGAATCTTTTTCAAAAACAAGACTGCCTCCAGTATTATAGTATACATTGCATGAAAATGCTTGTGCAAGTTCAATTAAAATCTCTCCAAGATTTGAACCTTCCTCTTTTACAATCTGATAAGGTATATTCTCTGAATCAATAGTTGTATCTATTATAACATCACGAGGATCTTGTGATATTGACATCACTGTTCTAATTGCTGTTCCAAGTGTCGTTGATGATGGGATTACTAACGTAAAGTCAATTTTGCCAGCCAAGCTACCATTGAGCAATGAGAACTTATCTTGCATTGAAACTTTAACTGAATTGTCTGGATTCACGACTGGTTTGTCATAGACAAACGTGCCCTGTTTTATGAAATATTCCTCTCCATTTATCAGGTAACCGAGTGATAATCTACCCTTTTGTGCCACCCATATTCCAGAATCTAAACTAGGGAAGAATTCATTCAATGTATTATCAAACGAAATGTCCAAAGTTCTCCTAACTCCATTACCATTAGATATATTTAAACTTCCTTCTAATCTTAATTTTGAAGTAATTTCTCTTAAAGGAGTTTCATCTTCTTTTCTCAACATTTCAAACTTTACAAGGGGTTGTCTTATTCTGTTGTTTTTTACAAAGTCTAAATAATCTTGAAAACTAATCATTTGAGATTACCTCCTTTATTACTTTTTCTAGGTCTGGGATATCATAAAAACATTCAGTATATCCAGCAAATTTTATTTTTGGTGTTGACTTAAAATCGTTGTACGCTCTTAGCAAGTGACGTTCTAGATCCCACATTAAAGCTCCATTCTGAGATTCAATAATCCTTACTTCTTTATAAAAATATGGCAAACTTTTAGTTTTTATTTTATTGCTATGATATCTTGCTTTTATTGTAGTATGAGTTTTACCTATTTTATAAAAGGTTTCTCCAGTCAACTCATCATAACATTTTATTATATAAACTTTAAATGTTTTGCTTTCATTAGATTTTTCTTTTCCTCTTATCCATTTTGTTTTTGTCCACCCTGTATTTTCCAGTGCACATCTAGGGCATCCATATCCGCTGTATAAATCTTGGTAAGTAGGATTCCATTCATGTCCGCATATGTCACATTCACAATCTAGTTTAGAGTAGGCGTT